AACTTTTTATTAAGACATAACCCTGGAGAGTTTAAGCTCCAAAGTAGCTTAGAACTCCATTTGATATCTATCATGGATTAATATCAAAAAAGATCTTATTAGATCGACACAGGACAGGTGGGATAAATCCCAATGAAGTCTGTGTATAATAAAATAAGAAGAAGCTCAGGCACAGAGTAGAAAAAGACCACTTAATAAATTAATAAGATATGATAAAAAACATTTACTTAATAGTAAAAATACTATCAAGACATATGTTTCCAAATATCAATACCCTACCATATTTATCTCAATATTTTAATTTCCTTGAAAAGGAAATTAAGCACAATGGAATTATCCACTGTGTTAAGATATTGAAACAAGTCCGATTACATATCACTAGGTACATATGTGGAAATCCACTATATACTAATGATTTGTTTATTGGACTTGATAAAGATGGTTGACCTAAGAGATTATTTAAATTAAAAGAACTTGTTAATAATTCCATAGAAAGTAGAAAGTTTTTACTAACTATAGTTTTATTACCAAGAACTCTTAAATTAAATAATAAAGAGAAAAGTAAGTTAAAACCGGATTACGATTCAATAACAAAACCAAGTGGTAAAAATATAAAAATTATACCAACTGGTTTTATCAAAGAGTTCGTAAAACTAAATAAGTTAAAGCTTAGTGAAAATAAATTTGATAAATCATCAATTTATTTATCAACTAAAGCTGGACCAAGTGGTCTAGCAACTTTAACTAGTTTAAAAAGTATAGTTAATTTGTCTAGCCAAGAAATATCTTGATTAGGAAATTTAACTGATGCTAACGGTTTAAAATACTTAAAGGATATGCAAGAAAAAGCATGATCATCAATAAAATTAAGAATTCTACAGAAAGATTTTTCTGTTGGAAGACTTTCTTTTATTTATGACCCTGAATGTAAATTAAGAATAGTTGCTATAGTAGATTACTTTAGCCAATTATTCCTAAAACCTATCCATAATAAAATTCTTAAGAAATTAAGAAATTTTAAACAAGATAGGACATTTACACAAGATCCTTTTAATAATTGGGATTATAATAATAATCACAATTTTTATTCTCTTGATCTCTCCTCTGCTACAGACAGATTTCCAATTATTCTCCAAAAGAGATTAATTAGAGAAATGTATGATAGTGAGATTCTTGCTAATAGTTGAATGAATCTACTTAAGAATAGAAACTTCCTTACTAGGGAGAACAACTACATAAATTATGCAGTTGGTCAACCTATGGGGTCGTACTCATCTTGAGCAGCATTCACATTATCACACCATCTATTAGTGCACTGATGTGCAAAATTAGAAGGTGTAAGTAATTTTAATCAATATATACTTTTAGGTGATGACATTGTTATTAAACACAATGAAATTGCAAAAAGGTATATAAAGTGATGTAATTACTTAGATGTAAAAATCTCAATGAACAAAACACATGTATCTAAAGATACATATGAATTTGCTAAGAGATGGATTACAAATGATAATGAAGTTACTGGATTACCAATGAATGGGATTATTAATAATATTAAAAACCCATTTATTGTAATAACTTTCCTATATAGCTATTTTAAGATAAAAAATAATAGATATCTAGTGAAGTTTGATCTAAGCGACTTGTTAACTAATTTTTATAGTGAATACATAAAATTAGGGTCAAGATTTTTACATAGAAATTATATAAAAAGATTGACTCCTTTTAAAAGTAAACACTTTAAAAATAAGCTTGAATTATATACTTTAGGGTTAGATTACCGTTTTGGATATTTTAATTATGATAGATACAGATCTATTATAATTAAATATTTAAATAGTGATCTTTACCAAATACCCCCTTCAAATGTAATCCATGAAGAAATTCATAGCATTATATTAAAGGGTACTAAAGTATTGGGATCCAAATATATGGAGAATCTTGATAATTACATTAAAATCTTAAAAACAAAATATGTTGAATATTTTAATTTAAAAGATGTTAATGAATTAAAAGATAATCCTATATTTCTATCAATTCTAAACCATGCCGAT